GATCGCACTACCCGCCCAATGGCTGGAACTGCAAATGCTCCGTGCGCCAGATCGGCGATCGCGAGGCCGGGCGGCTCTGGAAAGAACACGGCAAGGACAAGGCTCCGCCGCTCGATGAGCGCGACTGGCTCAACAAGCGCACCGGCCAGACCGAGAAGGTTCCGGCCGGCATCGATCCCGGCTGGCAGACCAACAGCGGGTTGCTGCGCGACCGCACCATCACGGCGCAGCTGCAGGGTGCTCTCGACCGCATGCCGGAAGAGCCACGGCGTGCGGCGGTGGAGCAGCTCGCCCGGCATCCCGTCGCTGATTACGTCCGTGAGACTCTGGGGTCGAAGAAGCGGGGCGAGTTGAGCCGCGAGCAGCAATTGTTCTCGGCTGCGGTGGCGCAAATCCCGGCCTCAATGGCGAAGGCAATCCGGTCCAAGACGACGATCGTGCGGCTCTCCGGCGACAATGCGGCTCACATCATCGGCGATCATCCTGACGTCTCACCTGCGATCCTCGCGCGGCTCGGAGAGGTGCTGGATGGCGAGGCTTACCGCGACGTCAACGGCGTAGCCATCTTCACGGAAGTCGACGGGAAACTTTACCGGGTCAAGATCAAGCTCACCGGCAACCGCAACGAACTCTACATCACGACCATGCATCGATCCTATGACGAGCAGCTCGAGCGCTGGCGGCGAACGAGGGAGAAGATCGAAAGAGAATGAGGAAAGGGCGCGGGCGGAGGGGCGGAAATCTCCCTCGCGGCACAAGTCCGGGTGTCCTGCCCGCCCGCTGCCTCGCTTATAGCCCCGATCCGCGAAAAACAAAAGGGCCGCGACGCGCGTCGCAGCCCTTCTGTTTTCTTCATCATTGCATCGTGCAGCCATGCACATGCTTCTGTCCAGCCTCAATTCAGCAAAATCGCTCGGCACCGCGATCCGTGGTGTCTCTGAAGCGATCGCGCTCAATGCCGAGGGGCAGGCTCCCGAATGGGTGATGCTCTGGCCGCAGGGTCGGCTGGTGGTCGGCCGCGACAAGCGCTCCTTCGTCATTCACGATCCCGAGGCGATCATCGCGGCGACCCGCCCGCGCCTGCCGCTGCTCATCGACTACGAGCATGATTTCGAGTTCCGCAAGCCCGGCGACAAGACCCCGGCTGCAGGCTGGATCGTGGAGCTCGAAGTACGCGATGGCGCGATCTGGGGTCGCGTTGAATGGAGCGGCGAGGCCGCAAACGCCATCGCCGACAAGCAGTACCGCTTCCATTCGCCCGTCTATTTCTACCGGCCGAAAACCGACCCGATGGAGGTCGTGGCGATCGGCGGCGCGGGCCTGACTCATGCGCCCAATCTCACCTTCACCGCACTCAACAGCGAACAGGACAACGTGATGGACCCCGTACTTGCGAAGGCTCTCGGCCTCTCCGAAACCGCCACAATCGCCGAGGCGATCACAGCCGCCAACGCGCTTCAGACCCCGTCGCCCGACAGGTTCGTGCCGCGCGCCGATCTCGACCAGGCGTTGTCGCGTGCGACCAATGCCGAGCAGAAGCTCGCCGAGTTCGAGGAGGCCCAGGCGCAGGCTGCTGCCGAAGCGCTGGTCGACAAGGGGATCGCCGATCGCAAGATCGCTCCGGCCTCGCGCGATCATTACCTCAAGCTCGCCAAGAACAGCCGCACCGATGTCGAGGCTTTGCTCAATTCCACGCCTGCAATCATCCCCGCCGGTGAGGACAAGGAGCTCGCCAAGGGTGACCCGGCCGGCAAGTCCGGTGCCCTCTCCCCCGAGGAGAAGGCGATGTGCTCCCAGGTGGGCCTCACTGAAGAGCAATTTCTCAAGGCGCGCGGCTGAGCGCGCCCCTCACCCTGAACTCCAGCAAGGACCAGTGACATGCCGCTCGCCAAAGAACGCAACACCATCCAGATCGGGGATGGCCTCATCCGTGAAATCGGGATCAAGGCCAACGTCAAGATCTTCGCCGGCGCCCTCGTCGTGAATGATGCGGGTGTCGCGGCTCCGGGCCGCGCAGCCACCGGCCTTGTCGCGATCGGGCGCGCCGAGCAGACCGTCGACAACACCGGCGGCGCGGACAACGCGCAGCGCATCAAGGTGCGGCGTGGCGTCTTCGGCTTCAAGAACAAGTCGGATGACCTCGTGGTCGCGGCGGATATCGGCAAGGACTGCTTCCTCGTCGATGACGAGACCGTGGCCAAGACGTCCGCCACCAACACCCGCTCTGTCGCGGGCAAGGTCTTCGCGATCGACGGCGACACCGTCTACGTCGACTTCATCTAATCCCCGCCGGGCGCGGGGAGCGCCCGGTCCACCGCCCAGCAGGCACAGGACCCCGTCTCATGATCATCAATCGACAGAGCCTCACCACGCTCACCACCGGCTACAAAGGGAACTTCCAGATCGGGTTCGAAGGCGTTGCGCCGATGTGGAACCGCGTCGCCACGCTTGTTCCTTCGACGACGGCCACGGAAGAATATGCCTGGCTCGGCGCGTTTCCGGGCATGCGCGAATGGATTGGCGAACGCCAGATCAAGAACCTCGCGCAGCACGGCTACAGCATCAAGAACCGCAAGTTCGAATCGACCGTTTCAGTTCCGAAAACGGCGGTCGAGGATGACCAGTTCGGCGTCTATGCGCCGATGATGCAGGAGCTCGGGCGCTCGGCGGCGGAGCACCCGGATACCCTGGTGTTCGGCCTGCTCAAGGATGGCTTCGCCACCAATTGCTATGACGGCCAGTTCTTCTTCGACACCGATCATCCGGTCGTGGGAGCCAACGGCGTCGAGAGCTCAGTCTCGAACATGCAGGCCGGCTCGAGCCCGGTCTGGTTCCTGCTCGATACTCGTCGCGCGCTCAAGCCGCTGATCTTCCAGGAGCGCAAGAAGCCGCAATTCGTCGCCAAGGATGACCCGGCCGACGATCGCGTGTTCATGAAGGATGAATACGTCTACGGCACCGACAGCCGCTGCAATGTCGGCTTCGGCTTCTGGCAGATGGCCTTCGGCTCCAAGGCCGAACTCAACGAGGCGAATCTCCAGCTGGCCTATACCGCCATGACGACGCTGAAGGGCGACGAGGGCCGGCCGCTCGGCATCCTCCCGAACCTGCTCGTCGTGCATCCCTCGCTCAAGTTCAAGGCCGATGAGTTGCTCAAGGCGCAGATGAAGAACGGCGGCGCGAGCAACATCATGCAGGGCCTTGTCGACAGCATGGCCTCGCCCTGGCTGGCGTAACCCAGCCGCGCCCTTGAAGCAGAGCCCCGGCCGGTATCGCGTTCCGGGGCTTCCTTGAAAGATGTTTCAAACCCCGTTGAAGGAGGCCCTGATGGCCAAAGCGAAAACCGAAATCTCCGGTGAGCCGGAAGCGCCGCGCTACGTGGTGACGATCACTGCGCCTGCCGGTCCTCGCCGCCGCGCCGGCTTCTCGTTCGGCAAGGAGCCGGTGCATCTGACCGATGCGGATCTCGACGAGGAAAAGTTCGAGGCGCTCAAGGCCGACACGCAGCTCGTGATCCGTGAATACGTGGAGCCGGACGCTTCGACCGAAGCCTGACGATCCCGAGCGAAAGCATCAGGGCAAATCCGACCAATCAGCCCGGATGGCGTTGGCGGGCGATGCAAGTAGGCGCGGTCCCGACGCGGTTCGGGCTGACAGCCGGGAAAGACCGGCAACCTTTCAACCTCAGAGGCCAGCATGCCCTACATCGCGCGCGCCGACATCGAGGCGATCTACGGCACGGACAATCTCTTGATGCTCGTGCCCGATGGCGCGAATGCCGAGGCGACGATTGCCCGCGCAATCACCGATGCCTGTGGCGAGGCCGATCTCTACATCGGCAAGCAGCACCCTGTTCCCCTGGCCATCGTGCCGGACGGCTTGAAGGCCGCGATCATCGATCTCGCTTTCTATCGCATGGCCATCACTCATGATCGGCTGACTGAAGAAATGTCGGAGCGGGCGAAGGCCGCGCGCCGGATTTTCGAGAACATTGCCTCGGGCAAGATCAGCCTCGGCGCGGCCGAGCCCATCTCATCACAGGAGCCGGCCGGGCCGAATGGCGCGAGCTCGCCCGATGGTGCCTATTTCGGAGCGCGGCCGCGACTGTTCGGGAGGGGTGCATGACGGCCCTCTTCACGCTTGATGCCCGGTTGGAAGGCCTTGAGGCGGTGGATGCCGCACTGGCGCGGCTCGACCCGATCGATGGGCAAAGCCTGCTCGAAGGCCTCGGGCGGATGATCCGGGAGCAGACCCGTCGCCGCATCACAAGCGAGAAGCGTGGCCCCGATGGCAAGGCGTGGCTGCCGAACCGCGCCGGGACATCGACACTCTTTCGCAGCGGCACACTCGCGCGCTCGGTCGATTATTCCGCCACCGGCGATGTCGCGATTGTCGGCTCCGGACTCATCTATGCCGGGGTGCATCAAAGAGGCGCGACCATCACGCCGAAGCAGGCCAAGAGGCTGGTGTTCCGGGTCGGCAACCGCACGATCTTCGCCCGCAAGGTGACGATCCCGCCCCGGCCCTATCTCGGGATTTCGAGCGAAAACGGCGACGATATTCTCGATGCGGTCGCGATGTTCCTGCGCCGCGTGCTCGGAGGCGGACGATGAGCCGCATCGGCACGCATCTCGATACGATCGAGACATGGGTCAAGGCGCTCCAGCTGGCGAATGCGCCCCTGGTGACGGATTGCCGTCGCCAGCTCGATCTCTTTGACGCCGAGGATGTGGAGCGCGCGAGCTTCAAGTCGCCGGCCGCGTTCCTCGTTCTGCCTCGCTTCAGGCTCGTGCCCAGCCACGATGGTGGCCGCGACGCCGAGTGCTGGTTTGTCATCGCGATCGCCAACAGGGGCACGCCAGGCAAGAGCGCCGACGTCGATGTGATCGACCGCGTCATCGCCCTGGCCGCCGCTCTCGACGACACGACTTTCGGACAGCTCATGTGTTCCGGCATCTCCGATATCGAGTCTCGCCCGGTGCTGTCGGGAGCGCTCGAAACCAAGGGCCTGTCGGTCGCGGCCGTCAGCTTCCGGCAAACACTCTATCGTGTGGTGCCCGGCATGGCGGCCGTGCGCGGCGTTGAGGGCGAGGTCGGTGCCGGCGCGCAATCCCAGGGCGATCCGCGCCCGTTCGAGAACCTGCTCGATCCCCTGCTGACGTCTGACGAGCAGACGATCATCAGCAGCTGGCCGGAGGTCTCGCCATGAGTGCGGCTGATGAGATCGCCGAGATCATCCGCAGCCTGCGCGCGGATCATGAGGATACGCGCCGGCGGCTCGCATCCACCATACTGATCGGCAAGGTGGTCGAGCGCTTCGGCGACAAGGTGCGCCTCGAATTCGACCAGGCCGACGCTTCGACCGGCAAGCCGTTCAAGTCGCCTCTGATCCGGCTCGCGGAATCGGCGGGCGAGGGACACAAGGAGCGCAATCGCCCGGCGATGGGGCAGGTGATGATGATGATCTCGCCCAATGGCGAGATCGGCCGGCACTCGCGGGCGCTCCCCTACGGCCCGGTCGATGACAGCGGCGAGCCCGAGGGTGACGCGGATTTCCCGCGCGTCATCCAGGAAGGCAATGCCCGCATCGCGATCAAAGACGGGATGATCCGGATCACGGTCGGCGGAAAGGGCTTCGAACTCACCGAAGCGCAGCTGCAGATGATCGGCATCTTCAAGGCCGAAGGTGGCTCCCGCCCTGCCCATTATGTCGGCGGTGTCGACGATGCCGGCGACCTCGCTGTCGACGGCAATTCCAACCTGCTCATCTGAGGAGAGAGTGATGAAGACGCAGACCTATCGACGCACCCGCGAGGATATCGAATGGATTGCCGGCCGCCGCGTCAATGAAGACGGTACGATCGAACTGACGGAGGCCGCTGCTCATGGCGATCTGGCACGCGGCCATATCGAGCTGGTGACACCGGCCGAGCCCGCCGCGCAGCCCGAGCCGGGCAAGAAAGCGCGCTGACATGCGTGCCGGCATGGACGAGGAGAGCGGAAAGCTTCTGACCGGCTGGGATCATGTCCAGCAGGGAATCCGGCGCGCGCTGACAACGCGTCCCGGCTCGCTCGTCCTGCGTCGCCGCATCGGCTCCGAGCTGATGGAGTTGCAGGATCAGAACATGTCGGCCGAGAACGTGCTGCGCGCCTACATCGCCGTGGCCAATGCCCTGTCGCCGCAGAACCTCAACTGGGGCGAACCCGGCTTCCGGCTGCGCTCGCTTCATCTCGCGGGCGGCAACGCATCCGGCCAGCTCGGCCTTGTGATCGGCGGCGATTACTTCCCGAACGGCCACCTCGGAGACTTCCGCGCGCCGGTGAGGCAGGCCGTCACCATCCCGGTCCGGGAGGTGGCGTGATGTCCCGCTTCGGAGCCATCGACCTCTCGGCCTATCCTCTGCCTGATATTCTCGAAGTGCTCACGGTCGAGACCTATCTCCTGCGTGACAAGCAGCTCTTCACGGCTGCCTGGGATGCGATCCGGGGCGATCGTCCCCCGGTCGACACGCTCGCTCTTGAACACGAGCCTATTGTGGCGCAGCTGCGCGTCGCGGCCGAGCTTGAGCGCCTCCTGCGCGGTCATGTGAACGACCGCACCAAGCAGGTGACCCTGGCCGGGGCGCGTGGCGCGATGCTCGACCATGTCGCGATGACCTATTTCAGCGGATTGACCCGCAGGGTGATCACGCCGGCGAGCCCGGGCGTTGCGGCCGTGATGGAGGATGACGATACGTTCCGCGAACGCATCGCGCTGTCGCCGGAGAGCTGGAGCACGTCCGGGCCGGAGGGAGCCTATCTCTTCTGGGCTCTCTCGGCTTCGGGTGATGTGCTCGACGTCGCGGCCTATTCAGAGGATGAGGGTGTTACCCTCGCCCCTCGTATCCGCGTGGTGGTTCTGCCCCGCCCCGGCATGAACCAGACGCTGAACAACCTGCTGGCTTTGGTCCTGGCGCAGCTGCGGCGGCGCGACCTGCGGCCGATGGGCGATCTCGTTGTGACCGAGGCCGCCGTTGAACTGCCGTTCAATGTGGCGATCCAGCTCAAGATCAGGCCCGGTGCATCCGCCGCCACCCTCGTGGCCGCCGCCGAAGCGCGCGTGCGGGCCTATTGCGAGGGGCGACTGCGCTGGATCGGCGACAATCTGACCGGCCCGGTCTGGCTGGTCGGCCGCCGCATCTCGCGAGACACGCTGGCGGCAGCGGCTTCGGGCGGCGACCCGAACATCATCGAAGTCGCGGTGACGGCTCCGACCGGCGACGTGAACGCACCGGCCTCCGGCTATAATGCAACTGCGCTGGCGGGCGTGGGGCTCGACGGTTTCGTGCCTCTGGCTCCGGAACTCACCGAGCACCTCTTTCGAGCGCCGAAACTCGGGACGCTGACGATCACGCACACGCTGGCAGTCGGAGGGGCGCTCGGATGACCGCAAGCCTCGTCCCCTCCAACCACAGGCATCGCGAGCGGGCGCTCGCAGCCGCGCTCGAACCGCTGCGCGCGATTGATCCCGCGGCGATCGAGACCCTATGGGATGCCTGGCGCTGCCCGGCCGACTTCCTGCCGGTTCTCGCCTACGCCCTTTCCGTCGACTTCTGGGACGATGGCTGGGACGAAATCCAAAAGCGCCAGACCATCGCCGGCAGCCCGGATTATCATCGTCGCAAGGGCACCCGTGCGGCGGTGGAGGCGACCGCCGTCTCGTCGGGGCTCCCGGCATCAATCACCGAATGGTGGCAGCGCGTGCCGGAAGGGCGGCGCGGCACAGCCTCGATCCATATTGAGGCCCCGCTCGACCAGGTCGCAGCGATCATCGCCAAGGTCCGCCCCCGCCTTTACGCGGCCAAGCCGAAGGCCCGCGCCATCTTTCTCGGCGCAGGCGAAGCTGCGGGCGTCCAGGCTGTGATCGGTGCCGGAATCCATGTCGACGAAACGGTGACAGTCGATCCCTACGCCTTCGCTGCCGAAGACCCGGAAGGCGCATTTGTTGCTGCCATCGGCATCCACATTGAAACCCTCACAACGATCGAGCCAGCACCATGAGCACGACAGGACTCCTCATCACCAATGCGGGTGCCGCCGCGATCCTCGCGGATCTCTCGGGCGGCACGAACCTCGTTCTGAGCCACGTCGCGTGGGGCGATTCGAACGGGGCACCGTACAATCCCGTCGCGACCCAGACCGCTCTGGTTCGGGAGAAGTACCGCGCCACGATTGCCTCGATGGCGGTGGTGGATGGCGCAATCGTGGTTGATGCCATCCTGCCGGCGGACACGAACGACGCCAGCGCGCGCCCCTCGCACAGTTTCAGTGTGGCAGAATGCGGTTTGTTCTCCAGCGACGGCACGCTGATTGGCGTGGCGCGGATGGGCAACGGCTTCAAGCCGGCGCCATCGAGCGGCCAGGCGGTGACCGCGACCTACCGTCTCAAGCTAGCGGTGGCGAACCCTAGCGCGATCACGGTCCAGATCGATGCGGCGCAACAGATCCACCTTGGCCGGATGGTGCGCCCCTTCTTCCTCTCTATCGACGATGTCCTCAACGCGCCGCCTGGGTCGCCAACATCCGGCGCGACCTATGTGATCGGTGCCGCGCCAACAGGAGCATGGACCGGATTCGCGCATTATCTGGCGCAGTGGGTCGGCGTGTGGGTTCTAACGATCGCGCCGACAGGCCATCTCGTGGTCGATCAATCAGAGGCTGAGAGCAGCGCCAGTCGCTATCTGCGGCGCACAGCGGCAGGCTGGGAGAGCGCTTCTGCGACCGACGTGCGGTACGGTGTGGCGCGCGCCGCTACGGATGCCGAAGCTGCCAGTGGAGCGTCGGTGCTCGTCTTCATGACACCCGCGCAGGGCCGGGCGATGACATCGTCGCTGGCTTCCATTCCCGGCCGAACGCAGGTGTTTTCGTCATCCGGCACCTTCACCGTGCCGGCCAATGTCACTCAGGTCGAGGTCATCTGCATCGGCGGGGGCGGCGGAGGCGGTGCGTCCAACAATTCGACAGCCGGTGGAACTGTGTTGGGCAACTCCGGTGCTGGCGGCGGCGGGGGCGGCTATGCTTACAAGGTTGTGAGCGGGCTCACCCCAGGCGGAACAGTCGCCGTCACGGTCGGGGTCGGCGGCACGGCCGGGGCCAATGCTGCCGGCGGTAACGGCGGCTCATCCTCCTTCGGTGCACATTGCAGCGCCACCGGCGGCACGGGTGGAGCCTTCGGTTCCAGCACGATCGGCTCCGGCGGCTCTGGCGGCAACGGGTCCGGCGGCGACATCAACGTTGCGGGCGGCACGGGCGGATCGACCGGGACGAATAACACCGGCACGCCGACGCAATCGGAAATTCTCAATATCTTCAACAAGGGCGGCGTCGCCGCCGGGGGCTTTGCCACGGCTTCTTTCGGCGGCACAGGCTCGCCAGGGCGCGGGTTTGGCTGCGCGGGCTCTGGCGCGTCCGGGGGTTCCGGTTTGGCGGGCGGCGTTGGTGCAGCCGGCGTCGTGATCGTGAGGTGGTAAGATGTGGATTGAAGCGAACCGAATGTATATCCCGGCAAGCAGCGCTCCAGTCGTCCTCTTTGCCGGCGACGGCACGTCCGGTGCGCTCCATCGCGCGCCTCGGTAATGGCACCTGATTGACCTGAAGCCTCTCGGGGTCTCCCCGACCGCAATCTATGCGCAGCTCTCGGCTCATCTGATCATCACTGATCTCACCGACTACATCGAAAACCTGACTTGCACGGTGCGCCGCCCCGGCTCAACTCTGGCCGCCGGCAATTACCAGTTCCAGCAGGTCAGCGTGTTCCGCCTCGACGGACGTCGGGGCCGGCAAGGCGGTGTGCCGGTCGGCCTCGTGAACGGCTGCTTCGAGCTCTTTTGGGATTACACCAGCAATGGGGTCCCCGATACATCGGACAGCACCGCTCTGATCAACATGTCGCTCGACCTTTGGGGCGATTTTGTGGATCCGCCCGCGCCACCCCCACCCGCGCCACCCCCGCCCGCGCCGGCCACCCAGACCATTCGCGTGCCGACGGGCGGCACAATTGTGCAGTTCATACCGGAGGCGACCTCGTGAAACTGATGAGATTGCTCGACAACGTGATCGTGGAAATTGTCGAGGTGCCGGATATCCACGAGGATCGCCCCGCGCGCCCGGACGATTTCTTCCACCCCGATGCAGGGTTCGTGCATCATGAACCGGGAGTTGAAGTGGGGATGGCGCGAAAAGGCAAGGGCTGGGCCATCCCTCCCCAGCCCACGGTGACAGTCCCGCCCCCGCCTGACCCGCTGGACCAACTCCGCGCCCTTCTGGCCGGCCACCCCGATTTGCTCGATCGAGTGAACGCGGGTTGAACGAGAAAGGGCCGCGCCGCGC